TACGAGAAGGTTATCGGCGCGATGAAGTCTAACAATCCCCAACAGGCCCTTACGCTGATCGACGAGACACTGCCGAAAACGGTTATCGACGCGATTTTCGAGGATGTTATCGAAGCGCACCCGTTGCTCGGGGCGATCAATTTCCAAAACACCGGCATCCTCACTGAAATTCTCATCAGCACCACCGACGGACGCCACCTCGCGACATGGGGTCAACTATGCGACGATATCGCTAAGGAAGTATCCGCTGGAACGTCCCACATCAACCTTGCGCACAACAAACTCAGCGCGTTTATTCCCGTTTGTAAGGCTATGCTGGAGATCGGGCCGGAGTGGATTGACCGCTATGTGCGCGGCATCCTTGCCGAAGCGATTGCCAACGGCCTTGAAAAAGCCATCATTCTCGGCACCGGCGTGAGTGAACCTGTCGGTATGACGAAAGACCCCAACGGAGTATTTCATCCGGTCACCGGTTACCCCGACCTTGCGCCCGTCGTAGTCACACAGATCACTCCTGCAACGTATGGCGCGATCGTCGCGGCGCTGTCCGTCGGCCCGAACGCGCTGTATCGCAACGTTACAGAGGTTTTGCTGGTTGTGAATCCCGTCGACTACTTCACAAAGCTGATCCCGGCGGTCACCGTCCGCGCTGCTGACGGCACATACGTCGAGCGGTTCCCCTTCCCGACGCGCGTCATTCAGTCGGCCTACGTTCCCGCGAACAAGGCGGTTGTCGGTATCGCAAAGCGTTACTTCTTCGGACTCGGTACCGGCAAGGGCGGGAAGATCGAGTACAGCGATCACTATAAGTTCCTAGAGGACGACCGGTATTACATTACTAAGCTCTACGGCGACGGTAAGCCCCTCGATAGTACCTCGTTTAAGGTTTTGGATATCACCAACCTCGTGCCGGTTGTGCCGGATGTCCATGTCACTAATGCCGGGTTTGACGCAACCGTGACCAATACCGGGTTTGACGCCACGGTTATCAACGACCCGCTGAACGTCCTGCCGGTCTATGACGCACGCCTTGCCAGCCTTGCGATTGGCGCGAAGACCCTGACTCCGGCGTTTAACAAGTCTGTGTTCGTGTACACCTGCGCGACGACTGACGCCACGAACACCATCACCGCCGTTGCAAAGGACGGCGAGGCGACCATCGTAATTAAGAACGGCGAAACAACCGTTGCCAACGGCGCGGCTGCGACATGGGCTGCCGGCGAGAACACGCTGACAGTAACCGTAACCAGCGGAACCGAGACAGAGACCTATACGGTCATCGTCACGAAGTCCTAAAACAAGGGGGTGTGACGGATGGCTGAAACCCTTCCCGACGGACTGCTTGACGCCGTCCGAAACTACCTGGACATTACATGGAGCGATGATGCCGGTGACTTAAAACTCACCGGCATTATTTCACGCGGTATGCGCTACCTTGACGCCGCGGCGGGCGAAGCGCTTGACTACACCGCCGAGGACAAACCGCGCGAGCTGCTTATGGACTACTGCCGGTATGTGCGCTCAAACGCGCTGGACGAGTTTGCGGTGAACTATCTGCATGAGATTATATCGTTGCAGAACGCGAAGGAGGTGGCGCGCTATATTGCGGAGCAATGCTGAGCGTTTTAACGACGGCGTTGTTAAGGTATACGCTGTCACAAACTCCGCGCTGCCTGGCGGAAAACCTGTTGAAGCGCTGACGCTAAAGCAAACGCTGCGGTACAAAGAACGCACGGTTGGACTGACACGATATTACGCAGCGCTTCAAGCTAACGTGCGGGTGCAAGCCGTACTGCGTTGCCTACGTGTTCCTGGCGTGTCTACGCAGGATGTGGCGATTCCGAACGACGGCAAGCAGTATAAAATTTCGCAGGTACAGTATCCAGAGGACGTGACGCCTCCGGTGATGGACCTGACGCTTGATGCTTTGGAGGCGGTGTATGACATTACGTGATATTGCTGATGCTTTGCTCACTGTCGGCGTTCCGGTGTTCCACTACGAAGCGCATCAGCAATCGGACAGATATATCGTATGGGCGGAAGACGGCCAGGTGGGCGCGCTGTGGGCAGACGGTAAGTTGGAGGAACAGTGGCTGGGTGGCACGATCGATTATTTTACAAAAGCTGAATACGATGATAGCATCGTAGCAATTCAGGCAGCGCTGAATGAAATCGACGTGTCGTGGCGGCTTGAGTCGGTACAGTACGAGGATTTCTCCGGGTATATACACTACGAATGGACGTGGGCTGCATGGCTAGGATGACGGTCAAGGCAACTGACGATTATGCGCTGAAGCTATCAAAACTCAGCGGGCAAACCGAAGAGGTTGCAAAAAAAGCGATATACGCGGCTGCGAAAGTAGTGGCGGATAAGGTGGCTAGCAATCTTTCCTTGTTGCCGGTGGACAAGTTCAGGCATCTGGGTGACGGCGAAAAATTCGCAGGCGTTCCGCAGTCGCAAAAAAACGATCTTCAGAGCGGTTTCGGTGTAACACCCATAAAACAAGATAGCGACGGCAACTGGAACGCACATGTGGGATTTGACGGCTACGGATCGCATCCAACGGTAAAATATCCTAAAGGCGTTCCGAACCAGCTACTGGCCCGCGCGATAGAGTCGGGTTCCTCCGTCCGACAGAAGACGCCGTTTGTGCGGCCGGCGGTGAACGCGACCAAAAAAGAGGCGATAGACGCGATGGAGCGCGTCATCGAAGAGGAATTCAAAAAAATAATTGGAGGTTAACAAGTGGCCAAAATAGGACTTAAATACATTGTTTATTCTCCGCTGACCGAGACAGATGACGCCGTTTCCTATGGTACGGGCAAGGTCCTGGCTAGGGCGATCAACGCGAACATCAACGTTGCGTCAAACGATGTAAAACTATATGCAGACGACGGCATTGCCGAGTCCGATCATAGTTTTGCGGGCGGAACAATCGCGCTTGAGTTCGACGATCTGCCGGACTTTGCAAAGATTGACCTTTTGCGGTATGTCGAGGGCGACACAGTCGACCCTGTCACGGGCGCGAAGGTTTTGACAGCTTCCGGCGGCGTGCTGCTTCCGTATGTTGGCGTAGGGTTCTACGGAGCTAAGGTTGTGCGCGGCGCAAGGCGCTATCGCGCGATATGGCTGCGCAAAGTGCAATTTTCCGAACCGTCGGATAAGCTTTCCACTCGTGGTGAGAACGTCGAGTTTAAGACATATGAGGCAGAGGGCACAATCATGGTCGACGTCACGGGAAACTGGAAGGACGAGGCAACATTTTCGACCGAGGCAAAAGCCCGTGCATGGCTTGATGGCAAGTGCGGTCTTGCCGCGAAGTGCGCTGCCGTCACGTCGAGCGTTGCGTCCGGCACGTATACGGATGCGCAGAGTGTCACTCTGTCTACGGCAACGGCAGGCGCGACGATTTACTACACTACGGACGGCACCATTCCCAGCGCGACAAACGGCACTCTTTACGAGTCTGCCATTGCTTGCGCTGATCCGTCCAACACATGTATTAAGGCCGTCGCGACGAAGGCCGACAATGCAAACAGCGATATTCTCGAGCTGTATATCACGGTAACGGCGTAACAATCAACAGGGGGCTGCTCAACACGGGTAGTCCCCTTATTTTTGCGAGGTGAAAACATGAGCGATCTTAGACCCACTGGAACGAAAATCACACTCGGCGGCAAGGAATACGGAATGCGTTTCACGTTGAACGCGATTGACGATATTCAAGAGCATTTTGGCATTGATATATCCGATCTTAGCGGCCTGTTTGCAGAGCCTAACAAGCGCATCAAGAGCATCCGCTATCTGCTGACATTGCTTATCAATGAGGATATTGACTGTGTCTCCGATGAAACCGGAGAGCCTGCAAAGCACCTTGATGAGCGGTACGTTGGGCGACATATTGACACGACGAATATTCAGGGCATAATGAGTGCGATCATGCGCTCGTTTTCCGACGGTGCGCCGAAGCGCGATGAGGCAGAGGACGAAACCCCAAACTCTCAGAGCGAGTAACGGAGGGATTCCCCGTTGCTCGCTGTTTATATATTGGAAAAACGCTGCTCGGCTACACCGAGCGCGAGGTGTGGCACATGACGCTGCGTAAGCTAATGCTGCTATACACTGAACACCAAAAGGAAACCGGCACATACAAGAAACCCGTCACGATTGATGACGTAATTCCGTTTTAAGGGGGTGGCGCAGTGGCGGCAGATATCGGCGCAAAGATAGCTATAGAGGGCGAAAAGGAATTTAAGCAGGCCATCTCTAGCATAAACAAGGACATGGCGGTGCTTGGTTCCGAGCTGCAAAAGGTGTCCGCGCAGTTTGGCAGCAATGCGGACAGCATGGAGGCGCTCCGCGCAAAGCAGGAAGTATACAACAAGCAAATTGACGAGCATAACCAAAAAATCGAAACGCTGCGCAAAGCGCTTGAAAACTCCGCAAAGGAGTACGGCGAAAATGATGCAAAGACCAAAAACTGGCAGATAGAGTTAAATAAGGCCGAGGCCGCACTCGCAAAAACGAAAAATAGCCTTGATGACACCACCGATCAAATAAAAAACTTTGGTAAGGAGTCCGATGACAGCGGCGATAAAATAGAGGACGCCGGTAAGAAAGCGAAGGAATCCGGCGACAACGCAAAAAGCGGCGAAAGCGGCTGGTCGAAGCTCGGCAGTACCTTAAAGGGAGTAGGCGTTGCTATGGGCGCGGCTGTTGCGGCCGCGGGCGCTGCTGCCGTTAAGTTGGGCAAAGAGGTTATAACCGCTTACGCTGATTACGAGCAGCTCGTCGGCGGCGTCGAAACTCTTTTCAAGGACAGCGCGGATGTCGTCAAGGATTACGCGGCAAACGCATATAAAACGGCCGGTCTTTCCGCCAACGAGTATATGGAGACCGTCACCGGCTTCTCGGCGTCGCTCATCAGCTCGCTCGGCGGCGACACGGCAAAAGCGGCCGAGTATGCCGATATGGCGATTACCGATATGTCGGACAACGCCAATAAAATGGGCTCCGACATTGAATCTTTGCAGAACGCCTACGCGGGCTTTGCAAAGCAACAATATAATATGCTTGACAACCTCAAGCTCGGCTACGGCGGTACGAAGTCGGAGATGGAGCGGCTGCTTGCCGATGCTCAGGCGATATCCGGCATTGAATATAATATCGATTCTTACGCTGACGTAATCGCGGCTATCCATGTGATACAAGAGAGCATGGGTATCACCGGCACGACGGCGAAAGAAGCGGAACATACAATATCCGGCTCGATCGCGGCGATGCAGTCGGCGATACAAAATCTTGTCGCCGGTCTGGGCGACGCAGACGCAGACATTGAGATGCTATGCGGGAATGTCGCCGAGGCGTTTTCCAACGTTTTAAACAATATCACACCGATTGTTGAAAACCTTATCGCAGCTCTGCCGACGGCGATGGACGCGCTTCTTTCGGCGGCCGGAGAGCTGCTGCCGATGATCCTGGAAGCGGTGACCGGGCTTATCTCTCAGGTGCTCGAGACGATGTTGACAATGCTGCCGGAGTTAATTCCGGCGGTAGTCGAGACGCTGATGACGCTTGTCGATACAATAATTGAGAATCTCCCGCTTTTTGTAGAAGCGGCGATGCAGATTGTCAAGTCACTTGTCAGCGGAATCGGACAGGCGCTCCCTGAACTTATTCCGGCGGCGGTCGAAGCGGTCACCGAGCTTGTCAAAGCTCTGATTGATAATATTCCGCTCCTGGTTGACGCGGCGCTCGAACTCGTCGAAGGACTTGCGGACGGAGTTATTGAAGCTATTCCGGTATTGCTTGAAGCTCTGCCGGAGCTGATTACAAGCCTTATTGACAAGCTGCTTGAATCGATTCCGAAAATAATCGAGACGGGCGTAACTCTTTTAACGGCTCTTGTCGAAAATCTCCCGGTCATAATTGATACGATTATAGCGGTCTTGCCGCAGATAATCGACTCGACCATACAGACGCTATTATCGCACTTGCCGGAGATTATCGAGGCGGGCGTTGAGCTCTTGACCTCGCTCATTACGAACCTCCCGGAAATCATCTTGACGATAGTCCGGGCTTTGCCGGAGATAATATCGTCCGTGGTGAGTACGCTCCTCGACAATATTCCGCTTATCATTGAAACGGGCGTTGAGCTCTTGACCTCGCTTATTACGAACCTCCCTCAAATCATAATCGAGCTCGTGCGAGCTATGCCGGAGATTATAACGGGCATGGTGAACGCGCTCGGACAAGGTGTTTCAAAGTTCGCAGAAATCGGCGCGAACCTCGTTCGCGGCTTGTGGAACGGTATTCAATCGCTCACCGGGTGGCTTTGGGATAAAGTCTCGGGGTGGATTTCGTCGATATGGGACGGTATAACGAGCTTTTTCGGTATCGCCTCCCCGTCTAAACAAATGGCGTGGATCGGCGAAATGCTCGTCGACGGACTCGCCGGAGCAATCAACACAAAGGGCGATAAAGCCGTGTCCGCTATGGACGATATGACCGCCGAAATGCTTGCAGAAGCGGAGGCGGGAATATCAAAGGTCAATACGGCTCTCGCGGACGGGCTCGGTGTCGGGTTTGGCGCCGGTATGAAGGACGTCGCTCGGCAGATGCAAGCGGCAGTGCCGACGTCGTTCGGGGTGTCCGCGAGCGCAACGGGGCAAACAACCGGTGGCGTGCCGCTGGCTGGCGGCGTAAGCATCACGGTGCAGGCTATGTACGTGCGAGACGATAGCGACATCAGCGCTGTGGCGCAGCAGCTGTACGCGCTGCAGCGTCATGCGTCGCGGTCTGCCGGATTGGTGGGGGCGATAGCATGAGCAGTGGGTTCGCTTTTAAAGGCGTTCATTCATCGCGCTTCGGCATCGTGTACAGGCCGGAAAGCCGTATGCTGATGCCGACGGCGCGGCGGAACGTAATCGCGGTGCCTGGACGTTCAGGCGTATACACGCAGACATACGGAGATTACGACGAACGCGTTGAGTCGTTCGCGTGTGGGTTTGTGAGGCGCGGGACGACGCTGCCGGCGACTACGGCGCGGCAGATAGCCGGCTGGTTGTCTGGCACAGGGAAGCTGGTCTTCGACGAGGAGCCACACCTGTTTTACATGGCGACGATCATCGACGCGCCGCCACTGTCATTGCATCGGAATTATGCGGAGTTCACGATCACGTATACGGCGAACCCGCCGTTTGCAATGTCGGAAGAAAAAACGGTTACGCTGGACGAAACGGGCATATCTTATCCGGCTACGGTGAAAACACCGACACTGCTGAAGATCAGGAATGACAACGCATCGTCCATATCGAACGTACACATCATTATTCGGCGCTTGACCGAATAAAGAGGGGGACAAACAATGTACGCTACTAACTACTTTGAGACGAAAATCCTTAACGTGTTTCGCGGCGTGACGTATAACGCGCCTGCTAACGTGTATCTTGGACTGCTCTTGAACAATCCAGGCGAAACGGGAGGGGGAACCGAGCTGTCGTACGATGGATACGCGAGGCAGTCGATCACGTTCTCGGAACCCGCGCTTGACGCTTCGCTCGGCGAGTACGGCATCCAAAACACGAACGCCGCGACATATGCAGCTGCGCCGACAGCTGCGGGAACGGTAACGCACGTAGCGGTGTATGACTCGCAGAGCGGCGGCAACATGCTGTTGTACGGGCAACTTACGAACTCCATCATCATAGATGCTGGGGAGGCTCCGGCGATCATCGCGGGCGAGATCAAGTTCCTGACAAGCGGGAACATGACCAACGCATATCGGACAAAAATGCTGAACATTCTGCGCGGCGTGTCAATCACCGGCATTAATCCGTATTTGGCGCTGTTCTACGGTTCTAATGAGGTTGTCGCGACGAACTACGGGCGCAAGTTGATCACGTTCGGCGCGCCTGTGGAATCAGACGGAGGCACGGCGTATATCTCCAATACGGAGGCGGTCGTATTCAACCAGGCTTCCACAAACTGGGGTTATTACGACACACTTGCAATCGTAGATGCGTCGTCCGGCGGCGTGGTTGCGTTCTCGAAATCTCGCGCATCGGCACGATACATCAACCGCTTAAAGCGCGTTCAGATTCCTGTCGGAGATTTAAAAGTCGGTTTGAACTAAAGGAGGGCTGAAAATGTATAGCTCTCCTTTCTCGCTATTCCCTTTTTCAACGCGGCTTGAGGTTGTAGAGGACGTATACGACGCGATGTCGTTTGTCGAGACGATAACGGCAATCGTTGGCATTACGGACATTGAGAACGACGCAGAGTTCTTCCGCGCTGAAGTTAGCGCTGTTGTCAACCTCGCGTCGGCGCTGCTGGAAACCTCCGCGTTTGATGAATCGATTAGTTGCGCTGCTGACGCTATCGCGACGATTGTTGACGAGGAAACGCTTTCAGAGGTCATCGCTGCTATCGCGGTGCTTGAAGCAGACTCCTACGACATGGTGTCGCTTAATGAGATAATTCATACAAAGCTGGCGATCGGCGCGAATACGGCAGAACGCGCAACATTCAGAGAAGCGGTTCATGCAGTCGCCGCGATTGGATCGCGCATCCGAGAGACGGTTCGCTTCGATGAGTTTATTAACGTCCTGATAACCGTAAAAACCGCGACGCAAGACGTCATCGACATCAACATTACAATTCCGCCTGGTGGCGAGTTGATAATCAACAGTGACAATTATACCGCAACTATTGATGGCGTGAACGTTCTGCATCTGTATACCGGCGCATGGCTGTACATCGACAGCGAAGTTGTTGGTGTAAGCGTTAGCGCCGGTGGCGGAGTGCCGACGGCAACAGTGACCTATTCCGAGAGGTGGGTGTAAATGGTATATGTTTATGACCGCGACCGCCGCCTTGTAGCGATATGTGAGAACGCGCACAACGTCACGGAGACGGACAAGCTTAACGCCATCGGATCGCTTACCTTCACGCTGCCGTTTGACGATCCTAAAAACGATTACTGTCGACAAATGCACTATGCGCGCTGGGGCGACTCCGGCGCTCTGTATCGCATCCTAAGCGCTACTACAGACCGTGCACACGGAGGAAGCATCACGTACGAGTGTGAGCACGTCATCGCGACACTGCTTGACAACGTGATGATCGGGTTCCACACGGTTGGCGGGCTGGGCTATTATACACGGAACGTGCTACAATACATTCTCGCACGGCAAACAG